AACCAGGAACACTATACACAGGCATTGGTCTAACACAATTGTAAGAAAACATAGCATCAAACAAGAAATGAGGCTCTGTATTCACAGCAATGCAACGATCCAACGGAGGATCTTCTTCAATAAACGTACCATTAAGCGTAGGCAATGAACCAAAATCTTGAGCTAAATGCCACGCATCAAGTGATCCAGTAGCATCACTTCTAAATAATCCAGTAATTAACGATGGCTTATACCTATACTCTGCATAACGCTCTTGATATCCAAACACAAGATCATCATTAGCATCATTCTGAGCATAAATCTCTTTATTAAGAACAGCTTGTTCACCTATATGACTTAAAGCAGGCCAATAATAATCTAGTCTAGTCTGTCTAGACCACATTCTCTCTAAACCTTGCTGGTAATTAAGATCGGCACGAACAGAAACTAATCCAATAATTAAACAATGCTCTGTAGCACTATACGTAAATCCGTGACCTGTAGGAGCTGCAACTCCATAACCAGCAAGATCTCCCAATGCATTTGACCCGCTTGTAGCTGATGTCTGAGCAATTGGAGTAACAAGAACAGGGGTAGAACCACCACCAAGGTACTCGGGACGCTGTAACCTAGCGTCAGGCGATGTAACACCGAAATGAGATTTAATAATTTCTGTATAACGAGTACCTCCTCGCGCATCACGCTCATACAACTTTTGAGTCTGAAACGCCAATCTAAGATCATTAATAGTAGCAGCTACCGCAGTATCTGACATATCAACATAAATATTAGGATAACCAGTAGCACCTTCATCAATAGCTATACGAGCTTCACCAGAAGCAGGAGCAGTTGATTGAATACGCCAACCATTAGCAGTAACAGTATCACCAGCAGAATCACGCCAAGTTCTTGACGTACTAGAAGCAATAGTAGCAGTATCTATACCCATACCAAGCACAGGTAAAGTACCGGAATATATAGGCAAATCTACATCTGGACCTTTTTGTGGCCAGGGTAAACAAGACGTAAAATAATCTCGACGCTTACCACGACGCTTAAGCACGTAATCAGTATAAGTATCGGGTCCGTCATCTTTATCTACCACTAACGAATCTTGAAGATTCTCATCTCTAAACCACTCATTATAAACTAAATTATAAGCTCTAAAATGAAGTGAATTCACTTCCAAACTTGCAATAGTAGTAGGTATACCAAAATAATCAGCTAATGAACCTTCAGTAGCACCAGTAACAGCAGGCATAGTAATAGTTGGAACCAAATAATCAGTACTATCACCAGGATCTGTCTGCTCACCATTAAACTTTTGCCAATTGTTCCATACCAATCGATAAGGAACAGCAAAGAAGAACGTATCCATATACATATTATCCATAATCGGATAAATAGGCGTAGCCAAACGAGCAAACGCAGTCATACGTAAATTAAACGTATCACCAGGTAACATTTCATCACACAATATCGGCACTAAATAACCAGCATCAAACGTAGTCTTAAGTCCGAAACTTCGATTAAACTTACTTCTTGGAATACTCGCTTGTGGAGCTCTAGCAAACACATGCTGATTAGAACTCGGAACTCTTTTCATCATAATCCTCTCCTATTTTTATTAAATAAAGCGGGCATTTCTGCCCGCAGCAACAAAAAGTGGATTTTGTTGCAACCTATGTGACTTAAACCTGCTTAAACTCAACAGCAACACCTAGACTAACAGGTGTAGCATATGTAGTAAATAACGCTTTTGAATCATCCCATACACCTAACTCGAATAACGTAAAATCAGCAGGATACTTTCCGAAATTATGTTTTTCATCATTAACCAACTCACTAAAAGCTCTAATCGCTTGACCCTTACTCTGCATAAAGAACGGCTGTAAATACGACTCAGCTTTTGAATCATAAATAGTAAATACTTTCATAATCATCTTTAAACTCCACTTTTTTCATAATTTCGCATCAATTTTTTAAATCTGTCTTGAGCACATTTCTCTTTGACAATTAGACGACGATGCGAATTATCGTCCATTTTCTTCTCAGCTTTCAGCTTTCTAACATCTTTCACTTTTTGCAATTTTTCTGCATCAATTTTTTCTAATAACTTATCATAATAACGAGGAGGCTTACCGCCTACACCATTACTAATACATTCATCATACGCATACACATCATGCATACCATACTTCTCAAACCACACTTTTCCTATAGCAGGACGCTTGCTCATTTGAGCAAACTCAGGCAATCGTCCAGCATAATGCGCTTCCGCTTTTGCACCAGTAACTTTTTTTGTACAATAACGAGCCACATACGCAGCACTCTCAAACGTAAGATCACCTATCGCAGTATAACCATACTTCCATAACTTAGATAACTCATCACTAACATATATCCAATTTTGACCTACTCTCTTGAACCTAACTTTATCACTAAAATCCAAATTAAATACGCAAGCATGGTAGTGAGGGCGGTTAAAATTATCTCCATATTCACCACAATAAAATATACTTATTTTTCTATCTTCATACTTTTTACGCAATCTTTTAACAAAATCTTGCATATGTTTTTTAACTAAACTACCATCTTTCGGTAAATTATCATCATTATAAGTCAACGTAAGAAAACAATTTTCATCATGAAGACTAGCTTCATGCATACATCGTACAGCCCACTGTCGCGACTTTTCTATGCGACATCCTGTACATCTACCACAAGGCAACATGATTGTTTCATTTCCTGAATACTCACACTTACCTAACTTTAAATTACCATCTTTAAAAGACTCTTGAGCACCCTTAGGAAATATAGCTTTTTTCTTACCAGTACTTAAATCCTCTACAAAATAAGCAATTAGCGGTTTAAAACACGGCATCAAAGAACTCCTTAGCAGCCTTATTAAAAATCCGTAAACGTCTTCTCTCCAACTTATTCAAAGCTCGATACACATCATAAACAGTAACATCTTCATCAAAAAACTGTAAAAGATCTTCAGCACGTTCTCGCAAACGACAATGATCAGACTCAATATGACGCCGAATCAAATCACAATAATACTTCTCAAATTCGCTCTTCATGCTGCCTCACTATCGATTCTCTAACTTCATTAAAATAATCTATTCCTAATTGATAATAACTAAATCCTAAATCTAACGAATCTAAATAATTCCAAGGCTCACCCCAACAATTACCTTCCTCTTGCTCTTCATCAAAATCTAAATCCCATGCAGCATAAAATCCTTCTTTAAAATCCTTTTTATCCTCATCAGACATATTTCTAACTACTTCACTTAAAAACACTGTAAACTCCATATTTCACTCCACTTCTTGTTTTTTTACTGCATTCAGCGCACGCAAAGCGTGCACTTCATGCAGTTTTTTTATAATCTATATCCACCACGCATTGGTGCACCACGCAAATTAAACTTATGCGTTTTTCTAGCAGTCGCGGTAAATAACCGCTTACTTTTTCTTTTTGACATACGACTTCTTTTTTTCATCGAACTCTCCTTTTTTTTTCCATTTCCACCAACTATACCACTTGTAGTCTTTGGTGTCAATGGGCACACTTACACCAAGTAGGTCCGTGTGCCCATTTCCTTAGAAACCCGCGCATTCGCACGGGTTTCACAGCTTTGGGACTTCGCTTACGCTCCGCCCTCCGCATTTATTTTCTCTTGAGATGGTTGGCCAAGCTCTCGCTTTGTACCAAGTCCCATCTTCACGATCTCATCAGCATTTTCTGGATTTGTCATAAAATCGACAAAATGACCAGGGTCATTACCAAACCGCTTTCTTAAAATCGCTGGCAAGGCCTCAAAATTGGCCTCAGCTTGAATAATACGATCCATAGCGGTATGGTAGTCCACCACATCACTAAAATCGCCAAATTCGCCTCCTGTGAAAGGCGCGAATTGTTGGGCTAAATCGATACCAGTCTGTTTTTTATAACGAGCAACGATTTTATTAATATCGCATTCATCCTTGAATGCTTGCTTAGTCCTACTTTCTTCAGTAAACAGCTTAGCATGTTTTCTTTCTTCTAAACTTCTAGCCATAATTATTCTCCTTTTTATCTTTTTTTCATCCAAGCATTAGGTACAAACTTTCCCGTTTCAGGCTTTTTAAATTTATTCATTAAAAGCCAAGGCATACTAGCATGTTTAGCCATAGAAGCAGCAGACGAAGCTAACTTTTTAGGTACACCTAACACACTATCATTAATTAAAGCATCTACTGCACGACCACTATTTTCTAATTCCACAGCTTTTGCATTAGCTTTAATTAATTTATTTTGCTCTCGCAAATTATCCATTTCAGCAATAGCCATTTTTGCAGCTATTGCACTTGATACACCGCGACCTAAAGCATTACTTTGAGTCGCTTGAGCGCCACCAGGAGTGGACGCTCCACTTTGAGCGGCAAGAATAGGATTGAGACCCGCTTTACGCATATCCTCAACGGCGCGTTGATGCGCCGTTGAACTCATTCTCTCTTGCCAATCTCTTTGCTTTTGAGCTTCTTTACGATTTTGACGATTGGTATATACACCACCAGCAAAATCAGCAGCACCAGCAGCTATCGCAGTTAAACTAACAGGGTCCATACAATCTCCTTAGAAATGATCGATTAAACCAGGGACACTATACACAGGCATTGGTCTAACACAATTGTAAGAAAACATAGCATCAAACAAGAAATGAGGCTCTGTATTCACAGCAATGCAACGATCCAAAGGAGGATCTTCTTCAAT